GATGTTCCACCGGTTCTGAAAGGTGGCGGGTTCATTATTCTGGCAACCCTGTCCACGTCACAGACCATCGCAAAAGACGATGCTCTGGTTGCAGATGCAGCAGGTCAGGTCAAGAAAGCAAGTGCTCTGGGGATTGTGTCCGGTTCTACCGATGTCACTTCCGCAGCCGCAAACGGAACGACCACCATCAGCGGTTCAGTCGGAACCGAACGGATTGTCGGATATGCAGAGGAGTCAGTCACGACCACCAATTCAACTGCAACCATCAAAGTCAGGAGTGTAATCTAAAATGGCTGATTCACAATATACCCAGGCAGAACTTGACCGGGCAATGGAATACCTGGATACCAAACTCCATGAAACCCTTGCTCCCAAGATGCTCGGACGTCAGATTGTCGCACAGGACCCTGATTGTGTCGGGGATGGAATATTCCGGGCACGGGTGCAGAAACTCATCGAAATGGGTGATGCAATCGTCTCTTACAACTTCCCACGGGAAGGAGAGGCACGGGACCGTGTTGAAGTCAGAAGCCGTGAAGTAGACCTTCCGGTACTGAGCAAACCATATATCATTGAAAAGCAGGAGATGGAGGCGTTTCTCCGGCAGGGAACCAACCTTGAGGCCGCATCCGCACGGTCAGCAGGGAAGGCCATCACCAGACTTGAGAACCAGATGATTCTCCAGGGATGGAAGCCGGACGGAACCAACTACGAGGTAAAGGGTCTGTATCAGGCAGCAGGCCAGTCTGTAACCGATTCACTTGATTTCGGAACCTATGGCAATGCAGATAAGGCTGTCAATGCAGCTATCGCAAAACTCGAAAATAACAACGTGGAAGCGTCTGCATACCATCTCATCTGCAACCCGACCCAGATGGCTGAGCTTCGTATCTCACGGAACGCCACCAGCGGTGCAAAGGAGATGCCGGAAGTTCTTGAATCCCTGAACAATGGGAAGGAGAACGGACCAGGTTCAATATTCAGAACTGATATTCTGACAGCAGGAACCGCTATGGTTGTTCCATATGACCCGACGATGGAGTATTTCAGACTCCTGAACCCGCTGGAACTGACCACTGAACTCGGACAGGATTCAAAGGCACCAAAGAGTTCTCCCGTATATGGAAACGTGTACGAAGTGCTCTATGTTGATGTCATTGATGAGAATGCAATCTGCAAACTGACCGGAGTATAACCATGAAGGTTGTTATCCAGTTCGGACAGGTGCACCAGGGTGAACAGACCTGGAATAAGGGTGATGTCATGGATGTATCTGAAGACCTTGCGTTTAAGCTGGGTGAACAGGTAAAACCCTATACCGAACCCATTCCAGAACCTGTCAAGGAAGAACCGGTTCAGACCTACGGGAAACCGCAGTCTGGAAAGAAACCGGCAGAAAAGGAGGAATAAATAAATGGCGGTCACAGCAGATACGATACGTCTGATATCCCAGGGAGAATACACCATCGGGACTTCTGGAACTATTTCAGAAGCAGACTTTTCCACGTTTTTGCTGTGGGCCACCAGCCAGTTTGCACTTGATAACCCGGGCAATTCCACCGATGCAATCTCTGATATGGCGGTTGGTCTGCTAGTCTGTCATTACATTGACCGGACAAAGAACGACCAGCATATCACGTCAGAAAAAGCAGGAGACGGAAGCACCGGGTTTGATTCAAGCGGGTCAAACTGGATGAAATCATACCAGGAGATAATCTCATCCCTGAAAGCAAAGGCAGCAGAACTCCGGGCGAATCCGGGTTTAACGGTGAAACAACCATCAACAGGAGTGACCCGGAAGGATGCGGGAAGTTCAGGTATCGGTATGGCACCATCTTCTCTATCTGGTTAGAATCATGGCACGAAGAGCTTCGTTCTGTCATCTCTGTGATATAACGACATCTGGTGGAATCACTGGATACATCAATGGCCGTCCTCAGTACGGGTCCGTGACTGTAACCAATATTCCGTGCCGGTTCTATGCTCTGAAAGGTCCCGTTCAAGACACTGAATCAGGAAATCATATAATATCCCAATTACGTTTGAGGGTTGCCCTGAACACCAGTATTCAGAACGGGAGCACGATTACCGGGAAATCAACCGGATATACGAAGAACTATACCGTAGACGGACTTCCTGAAGTTGTTTACGGGAACTCTCATCCGAAATGGATTGAATGTTCATTAAAGGCGGTGGATTTGTGACCGTTCAAGGGTTGGACCGGGTTCTCGCCAAGATTGAACGGCTGAAGAACATCAATCAGGAACTAGTGCCCGTTGTGGACAAATCACTGACGTATCTCGAAGGATTATGCAAAGATAACGCATCAGGACCACGACCCGAACATATCGACAAAGTGACCGCAAACCTGGTCGGGGGGATTCAATCAACCGGTGCACGGTTAGAAGGAGATTCGATAGTCGGTGAAGTGGAATCCGCTGCATTGTATTCACATATCCACGAGAATGGTGGGGTGATATCTGCGAAGAATGCTCCAATGCTGAAATGGCAGACACCGGACGGACAATGGCATCAGGCACAATCTGTCACCATTCCGGCCCGCCCGTTCATGGCACCATCTCTGATTGAAGGGAAGGACCCGATTCTGAAGAACATACAGGAATTCGTATCAGAGGTTATCCGATGACAACCGATGTAATCAGGCAGATTCTCTTGAATGACTCTGATATTTTCACATCAATCGGGTTTACCTATGGAACTCCTGCAACAAAAGAAATCCGGTGTTTCCGGTCAGACTTTCCAAACGGGACCACAATTCCCTGTCTTACCTATCATGATATCGGCGGGGGATATCCTGACCCGGTAGGCCGTTCAATTTCCTTTCAGGTAACAGCCTGGACCCAGGATGAGATATCCTGCAAAACCCTGGCAGATAAAGTCGAAAAGGCTCTGACCGGGTTTTGTGGGAATGTTGGCGGGATATTCGTTGATGGGATTGACCCCATCACGTTCTCGGATTCATACCGGGAAGCCGCAACAAATCTCTGGTATAGTTATCGAAAATTCAGTATGCTCTATGGAGTAGCGTAAAAATGGCACTTACTCATAACATCCAGCAGGAGACCGACAGTATCTATTTCGGAAACTGTCTGCTCTTTGCGGGAAGATATACCGGGGCTGCATCAGATTTCTCATCTTCCAATCTGGTGAACCTTGGTCTGAAGCGGTCTGTTGAATACGAACCGATTACCGAAACCATTCAGCCGGAATTCGATGATGGAGAGTTTAACGATATCATTGATACCGAACAGGCCCGGCTGTCCGTTGAACTGACTGAACTGGTTGCAGAGAAACTTGCTCTGCTTTCTGGTGGAACTCAGTTTGTGAAATACGTTCTGGGAACCCAGGTTGTTATGAGCACTGCGTATGACACCATCACGATGTCATCAACTAAACCAGTCAGACTCTCAAACCGCAGTTATACCACGTCTGCACCGGTTCAGGTTACTGCGATCACTGTGAAGGAGGATACGGATGATACCCCTGATACCTATGTCGCTGATACGGATTATACCATCTCCGGCCCGGACCTGATGGGATATACCACCATCACCAGGAAGAGCTCATCTACCAGCATTGTAGAAGGCCAAAAGGTCCGTGTTGCATATACCTATACTCCGGCAAAGATCATTTCTCTCCGGCGTGGTGGTGCAACTGAGATTCAGCCCATCGTTCTCCGTGTCATCCACGTTAAGCGGATTGATTCAAGTAACCTCATCTATGGTCTGAAACTTGACCTGGTAAAAGCATATTTCAACAAAATGAGCAGGGTCGCGTTCACTTCCGATAAGGAAAAGAAACAGTCGTGGGGCATTCCGTATGAATTCCTCGGGAAACTGGACAACTCACGTGCTCTGACCGATGGTCAGGTTGATATGATTGATACCCTTCGTGGTGTTACTTTAACCGACCTGAACATGCAGGGAATGGCAGACCTTGACCTCGCAATTCTGAAGAACGCCGCCGTGACGGTGTAAATCTATGGACGCCGTTGAGAATTATGGTTCTATCCGGGGAAATCCCCGGACGTTCCATATTAACGATGAAACTTTTTCAGTGAAGAAAATGCCCGCGAAAATCCAGATGGATTTCCTGGCATGGAGAATTGAAAGTTCCCGTCCGGTTATGCCGAAAGACCCGGAAAAGGTTGATGAAAACATCGAATACCGAACAGACACCAGAAACGAATTTGAATTCATGCTGGATTCCTGTGCTGAAACTCTAAACGCATCCCGCACACAGGACCAGAAAAACCGGTTTGAAGTCACCGTTGAATGGCTTTTGGAAAATGTATCCGCCGATATGCTGGATAAACTTATCTATGCTGTGATGGACCCTTTTTTAAGCCGCCTCGAAGAAAAACAGGCCGAGGCAAGTCAGAAACTGGTCAAGACACAGAAAACGATACTGGAACCGACAATCAGGGAGATAGTGAGACAGGAGATGGAAACAATGATGACCCAGAAGAAACCCTCTCCTACCTCTGCAAAGCAGTCCGCGAATTAGCTCATCTGAATGGCTGGACATTAGAATACTGCCTGGAACTGTCTGTTGACAACCTGATTGAATGCTGGATTGTCGCAACCCGGCAGAAACTGAAATATGCTCTGATTCCTCTTGGTATCAATATCGACGAGGAGGAACAGAAACCGAAGAAGGAACGTGGACCTGAACCGGATAAGACGGCTCTTGCCCGGTATGGGATAGACTACGATTCACTTTAACTTTTTTTTGTTCTTAACGTGTTAAGAAGTTGTTAAGAAGTCGAATGATAAGTATTATATACTTATAGATATAACTATAGTATGTAACAGGTGAGTAAGATGAAAATACACACAATTTATGGAAAGTGGATTGAAATCAATCCAGAAACCGACATCGAGGGATGCATGGTAAAGCACGGGTCAGAAATGTATCATCTGACCAAGGTATTTGATGAGACTGGTAAGGATTTAACCCGGTTCAGGAAGGAGTGATTAGAATGGCTAATGTATTATACAAGATAATGAATGAGCATTTTGAGGCAATCGAACGGCAACAGGCAGACGCAGACGATTACGAGAATGATTTGTATGTTTATCATTGCTTGAGAGATTGGGGATGCTCAAGCGAAGAGATTGAACGGTTATGTAAACCAGAGAACCGGGAAGAGTGCGATAGAATACTTCGAAACGGAGTATAAATTTTTGGAGATGATGAAGATGTTTGAATGTGAATGCTGCGAAGAACTATACTCGGATGACCGGATGATGAGTTCTGAAAAGAATATCTGTGTATATTGTTGGGAAGTCCTGGAAGATGATGAAAGAACCCTGTATCCAACAATGGAAGATGAAGCAGATATGATTTCTTCTTTTTAACCTATTATTATTATTATTATTATTATACTGTACTATATGTACAGTACTGTACATAATGTATAGTGCTTATTCAGTATAGAGATATATCGTGTACTTCGTGAGCAAGCATATGTACATATGTATGTACATATCCTTCATTTTTTAATTCACCGGAATTCCAGTTATTATAGATCCATTCTGTAAAACGTTATTCATTCAACACCAACTGAATACAGTCAGTATTACCCTGTAATAATTAGTTATAACATATCATTATATACTCATTCTGTTAAATATAGTAGGACAGAATGGAATATGAAAATGCAACAATAACGGTGAAGAAACCTACACATGCAAGGTTATACCGGTTAAAAGGACCGGAATTGACTTATGACGGGTTTCTGTGTAAAGTGTTGGATGAGTATGAAGAAAACATCTCCCGGCGTCAGGGTCCAACCGAACCGGGAGAAACCAACATTTCTGATAAAGAAAAGGTGATTAGATAATGTCTGATTTCAATGAATTAATAATTAACTCTAGATTTAGAGATTTGTTTCCTCCACTGTCTGAAGAAGAAAGAAATCTTCTTGAGAATAGCATCAGGTTGGAAGGGTGCCGGGATGCAATCATCACCTGGAATAATCAAATCGTCGATGGTCACAACCGGTATGAGATTTGTAATAGACATAATATTCCATTTAGAACTACAGAGATGGAATTCCCAAGCGAAGGAAAAGCGCTTGAATGGATGCTCAAAAATCAGAAAGGGAGAAGAAATCTTGCAGATTATGCAAAAGCAGAAGCCGGATTATTAGTAAAATCGGTTCTTGAGAAAGAAGCAAAAGACAGACAACTTGCAGGACTTAAACAGAATGGTTCCGTTCCGTCAGATTTGACGGAACGAGGGGATACTAGAGAGAAAATATCTGAACTCACCGGAATATCTACGGGAAATCTTACAAAAGTTGAATACATTCAAAAGCACGCACCAGAAGACATTAAACAGGATTTGCGCACGGGTGCCCCAGGTATCTCAATAAACAAAGCGTATGAACTGACGAAAGAAGAGGAAAAGAAAGTTGTTGCCGCAGAAAGCAAGGCACAATTTAACCGGACGAATGATAACATAGAATGGGCGAAATGGTCGTGGAACCCCGTAACCGGATGCAAACACGCATGTCCGTATTGTTATGCAGAAGATATAGCAAACAGATTCTTCAAAGAAAAGTTTGAACCAACATACAGACCCGAGCGGTTATCAGCACCAGTAAACACACCATTCCCAGAAGAAGCATCAAAGACTGACATTGGGGAAAAGAATGTTTTTGTCTGTTCAATGGCTGATTTGTTCGGGGAATGGGTGCCAAACGAGTGGATTAATGCAGTATTAGAAAGTGTAACAAATAATCCGAAGTGGAATTTCTTATTTCTAACAAAGAATCCAAAGAGGCTATTAGACTTCGCATTCCCAAAAAATGCATGGGTAGGAACAACTGTTGATATCCAATCCCGTGTTGGCGTGGCTGAAGATGTCTTTAAACAAATAGACGCTTCTGTGAAGTTTCTTTCATGTGAACCCATGCTTGAGGAATTAACGTTTTCAGACATCTCAATGTTTGATTGGGTGATTATTGGGGGAAGCTCAGGAAACCATCGAACCCCGGCATCACAACCGGAGTGGAAGTGGGTAGAGAAACTACTGAATCAGATTCGTGGTGCAAACATCCGCGTATATTTTAAACCCAATCTCACAACAAGGCCTCGTGAATATCCGGGGGAAGATATACATGCCTGTGATTAATGGGGTTGGTCAATCTAACCACACACTTACCAAGCAGATGATATTAAAAGATATCATAAATTCTGTTTATAGACCTATTTATGGATTGTCTGAAAAAAATTCAAAGAAAGGTCTCCCGGCGAAAGTTATCTTCAATTGGATAGATACCAACGCAGGAACCGGGTATAATGTAGAATTTGGTTGTGACGGGTCTCCGGTAATATTTCAAAACGAGATGATTCAGAAAAACTATCCATATCGAATGTATTGCATTGAAAAGAACCGCGAAAATATCAACGAATTACAAAAAACGCTGATACCTTCAAGCAACATTGCATTCGTAAATGGAAATCACAATTCCGCCATTAAAAATGTGTTATCCGATTTAAAACAGAAGAAATACCAACAGTATGGAATTTTGTATCATGATCCGAATGGATATCCTTCATGGGACATGCTTATTGAATCAAGTAATAGGTGGGAAACTGCAAAATTAGATTATCTCATCCATATTGCCGCAACGACGATAAAACGGGTTGTAAATGGGCTTGGAAAAGATAGTTCTTTGTTAGATATGATCTCAAAGATTGATAAGAGGTATTGGCATATACGAGAATGCCACTATCTTGGTTCAGACGCAACCCAATGGTGTTTTCTTCTTGGAACGAATTATAAGGATTATTCATCATTAAAATCAATCGGGTTCAAACGAGTTGATACATCATCCGGCGAGTCGATAATGAATATATTCAACCACACAAAATCGACTTCATATTCGAATATGGTATTATCTCAAAAACCACTTTCAGCATTTGTTAAGGTGTAACAGCATGACAGCCTTATACAATGTGGATATCACAGACCTGTTATCAAACGTGCCATTAAACCTACCCATTCAACCAGGTTCAGGAGACGACTATTATGTGACAATGGAAGATGTGAGACTTGCTATGGAAAATTGTTTGCAGGACCATATGTTGAATCATGTGGTATCAATTTATGATGATGTATTCATCATTGAACCAGCACCAGAAGAATAAACGGAGAAACAACTATGAAAAACAATCAGTGGAAAAAAGACCTGAAGAAGAAATCACAACTGCTTCGCGAAAAAATACAGGAGATGGAACAGGTTTCGGAATCAATGTTATTGCATGAAGAATACCAGAATCTTGACTATCGGGTAAGACGGCTGGAAATGCTTCTTAAAAAATAAAACCACAACGAAATCAAAATCAAAACATTTTTCGATAAACAAAAACAAAGGTGAAAACAATGGTAAAACTATTTGACGACGAAGCAAAAGACAAGAAATGGAAAGACAGAATAATTCTCGGATTCTTTATTCTCGTTGCTATCGGGTTCTGGTTATTCACGCTTCCACCATCACCAGCTCAAGAAAGCATCAACAAATACCAGGGGATGAGCAAGTCGGAACTTCAGAGCCAGGCTGATTTCATGTTTGACATGACCTATATCGCCCGGAACCCCGATTCACGTATTGGAGACCTGATATCATTTAATGGCAAGGTGTTACAGGTTCAGCAGAACGGGAACGATTACGTTCTTCGGGTATCTGCCGGGAGTGGGATAGGTGAAGGAAAGCAGGATGTATGGGTTGAATACAAATCACCGGGGGAACGACCACTTGAAGGCGATTACACAAGTGTTCTCGGAGTATTCACCGGAATGAAAACCTATACAACGGTATTGGGTGCTGCAAAAACCATTCCGGCAGTAAAAGCATTCTATATTTAACCCTCTTTTTTATTGATTTGTTACCATCAACAAATCATAAAACATAATTAAACGATAAAATACCAAAACAAATCCCATTCTGACATAAGACACTAATATTGTTAAACGCCATATAACACTTCCATGAGTGAAGATAGGCTCAAGATTCTTCTTGAAGTCGGACTTGG